TCCAAAGTCTTTGGTCGTTTGGCTCAAATACAGCAAAAGCAGTCAAATTAGTAAGCTGCTTCTTTAAGTAAATAAGGGAGCGTCTAACTGAAATGTAGCGGTCTGAATACCCGTTTTTTAGAGTACGAGCACCCATAACTACAAAACCAGAGCCTGGGATGTATCTGATAGCGTTTACTGGGGTAAAGGTACCGCCAGAAGAACCAGAAACGCTTCCTACGTTAAGGTTGTCAAGCTCAGTATTAGTAATAGAAGCAACAGCAACAACCCCTGCTAGGCCTACATCCAAACCTGCTGGAGACTTAAATACGCCACGAGAAGCATCTGTAGTAACATACTTAGCCACAACAGCTGCACCGTTATAGGCAGAAACTGTAGCGCCCGGAATTGATGACTGTGGGTTAGGGATAACTAGGCTAGGGTAATAAACTGCGCCATAAGATGAGGCAGTGTAAGTATTAGCCAAGTTTAGCTGAGAAGTTGCATCAGTGTTCAGAGGTGAGTCAATAACGACAAACACATCTCCACGAGATTCAGCGTAACTAGTTAGGGTGTTTACATCTCCAGTAGCGGTAAGGCCAGGAGCGTTTAGCACTAGCGAAGTAGTAACAGAATCAAATGCTGTAACCTTAGCCGCAATAACGTTGCTAGGAATTGGAAGAGCTGAGGTGTATCCGTCATTTCCAGCAGAGAAAATAGTAGCGCTGCTAGCAGCAATTGCAGCTGGATTGTCTACAGAGCTAAATGAGTCGTTTAAGTTCTGGTCAGTAGCAAACACGTAACCAGAAGTAGCGTTAACAACAGCAACTACATAGTTGCTATCGCTAACCTGCATAGTGACATCTGTAAAGCGCTCTACAAGGTTAGAATCAGCAAAACCGCCTAGATAAACAAGTAAGTTAAAGTAGTTGGATCCCAAAGATGAAGCTGTGATTGCGTAGTACAGCTTGTTTCCCCATGCTCCAGGGTATTTTGCAGCAAGTCCTAGAGTAGGTGCAGGAGTGCCGGCCTGGTCATTAATCACAACAAAGGCTGGAGTATCCAAGTTAAATGTAATAGTAGTTCCGTTTGCAAGGTTTGTAACAGCCTTGCTTAGAGTAACTGCAGTTCCGCTTACAGTTGCAGTAGTTCCAGATGCAATTCCAGTACCTGATACTGAGTAAACAGCAGAAGAGTTTAGCGATGAGTTAGAAGCAGCTAGCGTAACAGCTGTGCTTCCAAAAGTAAGAGTAGCAGCAGCTGGGATAGAAGCAGCTAGGCTTAGGGTAACGGTCTTAGTACCGCTTACCCAGTTAGTTACGGTAGTGTTTGATGGAATACCATTACCAGAAACAGTCTGTCCATTAGCAAGTCCTGAAGGAGCAGTTGTTAGAACTACTGTAAGGCTGTTAGTAGTTGCTACTGTAGTTAGCGCAGTAAATCCCACAGCTCCAGAAGTAACTGAAGTAGTGGTGTTTAGCACACGCTGAATATAAGCGCTTGAGCCACCATTTGCAAAAAATAGGTTAACAGCCTGAGTAAGGGTGTTATTGGCGGTGTTACTTGAATCCCATGAACCGTATAGGCTTGAATACTGGCTCCATGAAGTAACTAGGGTAGGGGTAACAGGACCTCTAGATGCAGCACCTAGAAAAGCGGCCACTGTACCTGAAGTTCTTGCAGTAATCGGATTAACCGTTAAAGTTTCTTCAACGTATACTCCAGGGCGGTTATAGGTCGCCATTATATTTCTCCTTGACTTTAGTTTTTATTTTTAAATATTTAAACAGGTTGTTTATCAGGTGGGATATCAGTAGTGATACTATTTATTAAGACGTCAGTTACTTCTGGTGCGCTAGTAGATACTACTCTGCTAGCCTCGCTAGTGACCGAAATAGTAAATACATTTCTGTATAATCGTCGGCCATCTTCAATAGTATCACGCTTTACCAGGTCTTCTAGTATTAAATGTCTATAAGATGTTTCAGTGCCTAGGTCGTTTGGCACAGCTAGATATCCGTGAGTTGCCGGAAACACATTAGCTAACAAGTAAGCTAAAATAGCTCTATCGTGGCGTGGGTGACGAGAATAAGTAGTAATTTGGTACCTTAAATCCCACGCAATAGGGATTTCATAAGTATAAGTATTGCCAGCAACTGGGGTAAGTGTACCCTGAGCGTCATTATCTCTAAAAATACCGGATGTTTGACGGTATTTAGCGTAGTTAGAATCAATTAAATCAATAGTTATATAAGGGTAACTCTGGGCTCTAGACTCAATATCTGGAGTAGAGAACCATACACCCACAGAACGAGAACTGTTTTTTTCGTCTACAACAGTAATGCCGCCGAGGGCGGTTTTTATAGCCAAGTCTTCGCTGAGGATAAAAGACATTAAAATACCTCAGCGTCTTCTAGGTATTTAAGGTAAGAATCAGCTATGTTATCTGAAATTATGTTTGCGTGCTTATCTAAAAATAAGCGAAATACTGGCCTAGGGGAGCTAGTTTGGGTACCGTACTCTAAGTCGCCAATTTCAGTTTCATAATCAAGACTGTAGTTGACCACAAGAGAAAAACCGGAAGCAGTAATTGATAGGCTTTCTACAACATTAGTAGGCCATCCAGCAGCTAGAGCATCGTTTCTAAGCTCTTGAGTTAAAGTTGCGTTTATTTCGCTGAGCAAGGGTGCAGAGTACGCATTAAAAGACGTAATCATACAGTAATCCTCCACTGTAAAAGGCAAAATAAAACGCAAATTTGGTTCCACCCCAGCATAGGGCTACTATTAGGATAAAAGAAAAGCCCCGCTTTCGCAGGGCTAAACTTTTTAATTATTACGGCTTCTTCTTTTTAAAAGACGGGCCTTCTTTTCCAAACTTAGTTGCAGGATTTTTTCCTTTACCTGCGCCAGTAACACCGGATGGAAATTGACCGTTTTTAACTGCTTTTTTCATTTGAGCGTTTGTTTTTGCGTTTTTCAAGCCATACATACTTGAATTAGAGTTGCTATCATACTCTCCCTTTTTATTTAATACAGTTTTTCCGTTATCACCAGTAACAGGTTCTTTAATTGTTTTACTGGTCTGATAGGTAACTTTTGCTCCGCCAGGTGTTCTAGCGGACCTAGTAGTTACAGCCGCAGCTTTGCGAGCTGGTTTTGGATTATTCTTTCCCATGATTACTTCTTCTTTCCTGGTACGGTCTTCTTGACCTTCTTAGCTAGAGCAGCATCCATCTTCTTGTCAGCTGCCTTGGACGGGTTCTTAGCGTCCATCTTTTTGTCACCGGCTGCAAAAGCCTTCTTCTGAGCAGAAGTCATGCCTTTTTGGACCTTCTTATCCTGGGCCTTGTCTTCTTTTGAGTTAACCCAAGTGCCTACGCACATAGTGCCTTTTTTACATCCGGCGCACTTACCGCATTTTTCTTTCTTAGCCATTAGGCTGGTCCTTTCGACATTTACAATTATCGCACTTACAGTCTGACATATGTTCCTTACTTAATTTTTTTAATGGGTTACCTTTAGCCAGTATAAGACTGTGGCGTAAATGTACTTCTTTGAGTAAGCACAGATATTGGCACGCTAGTTCCTGAAGCACAAGTAGCGTAGACAGCGTCGTTAGAGGTTATTCCAAGAGTAATTGACGGCCTTTGGCCGCTAGACACAGAAGCTAATTGAAAGCCATAAGCATTAGGGGCTACAGTAGAGTCTCCCAATAATACAGACACGGTAGTACTTTGATTTTGAACGGTAATGTTTGCAGCAAGCCACTTTCCATCTACAGTAGGGCTAACCAGTACTCTAGTAAAAAATGTCAAGGTATCGGAGGCAGCAAAGTTAGTTGTAGTACCCGAGCTTAATTGAATAGAAGTTGCGCTAGTCACCTTAGTAACGGTAGTTCCGGTAGGAAGAACGCCAGAACCGGTAGACACATATACGACCATACCGAGGACAATGTTTGAGTTAGAGGAGATAGTTAAATCAGCACCCGCTGTGTAGGCTCCCGCAGACACTGTAGCAGTAGTGTTTGTAAGAGATAATGAAGTTTGAGATAGTGCCATTTATTTTTTTCCTTTTTTGGCTTCAAGACGTTTGGACATAGCTGCTGCCTTCTTTTTAGCATCAGCCTTTGAGGATGCTCCCCATGCCTGTAATGATAATAGCAGACGTGTAGGCTCTCCGTTTGGCTTACGCTCAGGTCCTGGGTTACCGGCCATACGCGCTAGGAAAGATGCACGGCGAGGGTTATCGCCAGATTTAACAGGGGCCTTAAGGTCGTGACCCTGAGCCTTAGCCGAAGCACGGCCCTTGGC